TCGACATTGACAGAACAAACCAATAACTTAAAAAATGAACACCGTACACAAAACGAAATTGCGTAATGGGAGTGCGTTAAACGGCTATTTAGCAGATTGTTGCTAAACAGCCGTTTTCATTTGTCAGAGAAAAATTCCTACATTTGCCCATAATTTGTTTACAAATAGTTTACAACACAAGTTATGGGATCAATTACTTTCAAGGCTGTCGTTTCTGGCTTCCGGAAGGCCGACGGCACACAGACTATCAGGATAAGGGTGACAGCTAACAGGAAGGTCAAGTACATCTCTACGAATATCGCCGTCACGGAATCGCAGCTCACGCGCTCCGGAAACATACGCGACCGCGCCGTGATGGACAAAACGGACCTTCTGATTGCCAAGATGCGTGCGGCGGCCTCGCGCATAGACACGTTCGCAGCATCGCAGATGTCCATCGACGAGATAGTGCAGTTCATCGGCAAGGAGCAGGACGGAGTGTTCCGGCTGGACTTCTACCGCTTCGCCGACGAAATCATTGCCGGCAAGACCGCCGAGAATACGCGCTATCATTATCGTAATGCAATGAATGCACTGCGGACTTTTACAGGGAAGAACAGCATGGACATTTCCGAGATCACGTCCTCGTTCATGCGCAACTTCGAGACATGGCTCGTATCGAAATATGGAGCAGGCGCCAGATGCACCGGCGCATACACTTCCTGCATCGGGCACATACATGCGCAGGCACGACTTCGATACAATAACGAGGAGACCGGAGACATCAAGATTCGCAACCCATTCGCATATTACCATCCGGCACGTACAAGGCCTGCACCGCACAGGAACGTCAGCAAAGACACAATTCAGACAATCATAGACAAACGCGGATTGCTGACAAAAGATATAGACAAAAGGGCTGCCGACATGTTCGTGCTGTCTTTCGGCCTGATGGGCATGAACGCCGTCGACCTGCACGGCTGCCTGCCGCCGAAAGGCGATATCCTAATATATAACAGGACGAAAACAAAAGGAAGAAGAGACGACCGCGCTGAAATGCACGTCAAGATAGACAAGCGCATCCGTCCGTTGTTCGACAGCTGGGCAGATCCGACAGGGAAGCGCGCCTTGCGGGTGTACAAGACAATGTCCGCCAACGTGTTCTCCGCCGAGATGTCAGTCGGTCTGCGAAGGGCATGCAAGATCATGGGAATAACCGAGCCGCTGACGTTCTACTCCGCGCGGCACACCTGGGCGACGCTGGCATACTCCGCCGGAGTGGACAAGGCGGTCATCAATGACTGTCTCTGTCACATAGACAAGAATATGAGCATTACGGACATCTACATCGCCAAGGACTGGGAAGTCATGTGGAGGGCAAACGAAAAGGTGCTCGACCTTTTCGACTGGTCGAGCACCCAAAAAGATAAAGAATGCCGGAATCCGGCATTCTACCAGAAGTCTGCGGAAAACATCTAATAGATTTCCATCCACTCCTCGGCAATGTACATGTCGCGTTTTTCTAGCGCCGTGAAGATTGGATGTATCGCCTGCACGATGGCTGTATTCAAAGGATTGATTTCTTCTGAATATTCCGCTTTATATATATGAGGAAGAGCTCCGAAGCTTATCGCCTTTGCAGGGTCAGTTCCGTCGAAAAGCCCGGCCATGTCTTGACAGATATAGCTTGCGTATAGATATGAGCTCAATTTGTCGTCTTCATCGAAGAAGTCCTCTGATTCCCCGACGGAGTTCGGAAGCTGTTTCAAGATGATGGTTTGCCCGCTCATCTTCGTAATAAGGCATCGTCCTCCGGTCATAATCGCCGCGTCTGCGCGCGTCTTGCGATACATCACATTAATAAACAAGAGAGCTGGCATACCCAACGGCCGGACGAACGAAAAACCTATAAGAAGGTTCGGTTCATCATCCTGTGTGGCTTTGCACTCTACGTAGCTGGTCACTAGCGTCGACGTTCCGGAAACATTCTCGTCAATGACCAGGTGCGGCGCTTCCTGGGCATGAGCACACGCAGAAAAACACAGCGCCGTAATTATTATAACAAATATCCTCTTCATTTCTTTATATATTCAAATTAGAATCAACCGATCCGCCATTATTGCATCCGATAGTGTATGTTCCGCGAGTTGTCATGCTCTCCGCCAGCCGGCGGTAATCTTCCTGTAATTTCCAGTACTTGTCGGTCGCGCTGTGAAGCTGCTCCTTCAGTGCGAGCTTATCCGCCTCCAGCATCTCAATTCTACGCTGTTTGTCCTCGCTATCCTTCGTGAAGGAACTTGTCAACCTGTCAATCAAGGAAATGAGCTTTGCGTTGTTCTTCTGCGACGTGTCGCGCGAAGACTTCAAAGAACTGACGTGTGAGGTGTACGCTGTCTCCACCGACTTGCAGGCTTTAGTAAGTTCTTCTACGATGCGGCTGGTCCTGTCGATTCTAGCTTCCGACCGCTCCAGCATGTCGCTAAAGATTTTCACTACGCTTTCATACGCATTGCGCGCGTTGCGCTTGATACCAGACTCCGTGTCTTGGTCATGATCTGAGTCATCCATAATTAATGATATTAGTGTTATTCTTTCGGCGGATTCAGAAGTGATTTTACGAATGCGAGCTGCTCTCGCAGCATTTCGACTTCCTTCTCCAGCACCGCTATCTGCGTGGCCGAGTTACCATCTTTTGGGCGATTGTCCGCCCTGTTCTGGCCTATCTGGACATTCACATCGCCGGCGTTGTTATTGCCGGCGTAAATGCCGCCGTTATCGACAAGCATCTTCGTATCCCATCCCTGCGTATTATTAAGAAGTAAGCTTAACTTTTCTAAAGGCAACTTACTCGCACCTGTTTCGACCATAGAAATAAAGGCGCGAGTCGTGTTCAGATACTTCGCCAAGTCTTCTTGTTTTAATTTATTTGCTTTTCTAAAAGCGCGTAAATCAGCCATTTATCAATAAAGTAAAATTGTTTTTCGAGAAGCATTCATAAATGTATAGTATTTAGTGTCATTCTGAAGGAGCATTTATTAACGTCTTCAAAAATTCTATCTGTTCACGCAGCATCTGATTTTCCTTCTCCTTTTCCGCAGAGCGCGTCAGCCTGCGAGCATCGCGTTGTCCTTCTGCGGCGTGTCGCGCGCCTACTTCAGTTTCGCGTTAATCTCTTTGAGTGTGACGGACATATCCGCGAACACCTTAATCCCTGAATATATCAGCAGGGACAGTATCAGGACGACAGAAACGCCGCACAATATAAGCACTATGGAAAATGAATTTCCGTTTAGAATTTCACTGATTCCCATGAGGAGGCCTAATACGGCTACAATTATACCGAGAACCAGAACGGCCGATGCCGCCTTCTGCAGAGTTTTCTCGGCAAAGAGGTTGATGTTTACGCTTTCCTGTCTTGCGGAAGCCGTGCTCGTTGTTTCTTCCATAACGATATGTATTTCATTGGCTGTTAATTATTTTTCACTAGCGCGCGGAGAAAATCTATCTGCGCCTCCTTGTCCTTCAGCTGTTCCCTCAGCATCTCGTTCTCCTTCTCCAGCACCGCCATCCTCGTCGATTCCGTCGACGGCTTCGCAACGCCTCGCCCGATGTTAACCACCGCGTCCCCGCCATTGTTGTTCCCCGCAATTATGCTCCCCTCGCCCGTCAGCATCGAAACGTCCCAGCCCTTTGTATTTTGCTTAAGTAAAGCAAATTTATCGTGAGGCAATGATCTCGCTCCACTGCATAACTGAGATACAAATTGCGCAGACGAGCCGAAAAATTGCGCGATCTCTTTTTTCTTTATACCATTCTGGCGTATAAATATTTCAAAATCAGTCATTTGCCTATTTTTATAAAAAATTAATCAAAAATAAAGCAGAAAATGCTTGATTTATTGCTTTAGTTGCTTTACCTTTGTATTCAGAAACCTACCAACCACGAGCAAAGGTAGCAAAAAGTAATAAAAAAATAAAAAACAAGTATTATGACACACAAGGAAATAGAAGCAAAAATTAAGAAACTGATGACTGAATTCAACGCTAATAGGACAAAGATTCAGGAAGCGCGCAAGGTCGAGGATTGGAATATAGTTGACGCGCTCAACGAGCGGCAGCACGAAATAAACGACGAACTGAACGCTATCTATAACATAACAATACAGGAGGATGTGAACAATGAGAACTAGACGCGAATGGGATATTGACAGGATAGCACGCCACGCCATCGGCTGGGTGATGCTGGCGGCCGGAGCCGGCTACCTGTTCTTCGGAAGCTACCACTGCGGCATGGCCAGATTCCTTGCATGCGCCGTATGTGTCGGGATATGGACAGCGGCGACGACAGGCGACAATGGCTCAAAACGAACCCGCGAGGGCAAGTGAGGGTTACTCTAACATAACTAGCAACCGCCTGCACTCATAGCAGGCACGTGCAGGCGGACAACGGCGGTAAAACGAGGATATTGGGACGCACCTCGAAGCATATAGCCTGACAGCAATGTCAGGGGAAAGCTTGGGATTGCAGCATGGTTCGAATCCATGCCCGCCGGCAAAGACGCAGGGATGCGTGGATTAAACAACACATAAAGACTCCGGCGATCCGCAGAACGGACGCCGCCCACTGGCACTGGATAGTCCTTTACAGGGTTGGCAGGGAGACTTCCACGGGTGGCGTGGCGCTCGACGGCTGACAGCGAAAACAGACCGGCAGCGTGGGAGGTTCGAGACCTCCGTCTTCCTCTGATAATTGAAACAAAACGAGAAAGAAAATGGAAGGGAAAATCAGCGTATTAGGAACAATCAAGACTTTGGGCGTCGGCGAGATCTTCGTCTTCACTCCAGAGCAAATCAAGTACACGTCGCTGCTGTGCGCATGCTCGAAACTGCGCATGGACAACAAGCGCGTGCGCTACAAGGTGAAGACATTGCCTAGCGGCAAGTATCAAGTAAGACGTATATCATGAGCAGCATAGAGATATTATCGCGCGATTACGCACAGGTGAGCGAACTCATCGCCGGCGCCATCATCAAGAAGATGAAGCCGGTCGACGACGAGCTCAGCGAGAACGAGGCACAGAAGGCCTACGGCACCCGCTGGCTCAACCGGATGAGAGACGCAGGGCTTGCGGTGTTCGCGAGGATAGGGAACAAGAAGGTCTACAGCCGCCACCAGCTTGACTGCCTGAAGGCAGCGGAAAGGGAACAGGCGCGGCTGATAATGAAGGAAAAGAACTGAACCATGGATGGGAAGATAACAGCGGCGGACGCTCTGAGACTTGCGGAAGCAAGGCACATGCAGGTGGCGGATTTCAACGAGGCGTTTTTGGCCTCTTTCGACACCGAGGAGGCGCGAGACATCGCCGGCGGCATGATGCGTCACCAATACCACCGCGAAATGTCCAGGGCAGGGCTACAATGAAGGAGGTCACATGCACAAGTTCGAGATTAACGACAAGGTCGTCTGGAAAACAGCAAACGGCACGGCGAGCGGCAGGGTCGTATGTTACGACACGCTAGGGTTCGGATACATGATCGTGGCGCTACCTAACAGCAGGAGGATGCTCGTGAACGAATGCAGCGCGACGGCCTGCAATGACGCGACAACGGGAAATCATTGTTGACATAATAACAAAGTCCTTCGCAGCGATGCGCGGGCACGGAGACGCTGGGCAAGTGTGTAATATTGTGGTTGTAATGGTTTTAGCATCAGTTTTCAGCCGGCGGATCCGTCAAGCCCTTGCGGGGGTGACACCTTTCAAGGGCTCTAATTTCAAACGAAAAAACAAGTATGGAAAACAAAACAAACTCAAAGACGCAAGGTGGAGTCTACCGGAAGATTCTGGAGCTTCAGAGGACAGTCAGGGCTCTGCTTCCCAACGCCAACGGAGGAGGCGACAGAAACTCATATAAGTACGTTTCTGGAGCTAAACTGCTGGGGTATCTGCGCCCGAAAATGGACAATCTGGGAATCATCCTGAAGCAGGAGATCGTGGAGGAGTCGCACGAGCGGATAGATTACGCCACGGCCTACGGACACAAGTCAGAGATGTTCACAGCGCTGAAGATGCGCTTCACGTGGATAGACGTCGAAACTGGCGAGCGTGACGAGAACGAATTTATCGCATTCGGGCAGAATGGATGGGACAAAGGCTTGGGCAGCGCGCTGACATACGGCGAAAGGTATTTCCTGCTCAAGTTCTTCCACATCGCTACGGACGAGGACGATGTCGACGCTTTGCCTATCGAGGATGCCATGCCGGCGAACGTTCAGATGCCGCCGACACCAGCACCGGCACCACGGCCGCAGCCAGCTCCGGCCATTCCACAGGCACCAGCACCAGTTCCTGCTCCGGCGCGGGGCAAACAGCAACCGGTACAAGTGCAAGTTGTACAAGCGGGCGACGACACCTACATGAAGCTGATCGCAAGAATCAACAAGGGGCAGCTCGACACTATCGACAAGGCGCTCAAAAGCGGTATGGTCTTTTCCGGCGAGGCGCTGGCAATGCTGGAGCAGGCACAACGAGATTTCAAACCAATTACAAAATAAAAAGCATTATGACACAAGACACAAAAGCGAAGAGCATGTCTCTTTATGACCTTCAGGCTCTAGCATTCAGGACAGAGCTTGAACTGGAAGACAGCGGCGGAGAACTCACGCCGGAAATTGAGCAGGCCTTGGCCACGACCGAGGTCGAGATTCCGCGCAAGGTGGACGCGTACAAGGGCTATCTGGATTTCCTGAAGGCGCGCGCGGACCAGCTCCAGCAGACCATCAAGTCGCTTCAGAGCAAGAAGAAGGCTGTCGAGAATGCAGGCGAGAGGGTGAGGAAGTATGTGAAGGACACGATGGGCGCCTTTGGTCTGCGGAAAATCAAGGGCGACGTCTACACGGCCACGCTTACGGAACGCGACGGCATCGAGGTGAACGAGGAGGAGATCCTTGCACCTTACAAGGAGAAGGTGATGAGACTATCCGAGACATTGCCGGATTACGTATCTGTCGAGCTGAAAGTTAGTAAGACGGGCATTGCCGAGGCTATCAAGGGAAACGACGTCCTGCCGCTTGGTATCACAAGGACGACGACGGACACGCTGACAATTCGCTAGGACATGACATCAAGCAAGAGAGATTCATTCGTCTATCATCTCAGCTGGGAGGAAGTATTGGACAACTTGCCAGAGGAGGTCAGGGAGGAGGTGCGCGGCGGCATTATTGGGTATGCTCGCACGGGGGTCACCCCTGAACTGAAACCTTTGGCAAAAGTAGCCTTCGAGTTTGTGAAGAGAGACCTAGACAGGGATTTCCAGCGCTATCAGGACATGGTGGCAAGTCGAAGCGAGAGCGGCAAGAAGGGTGCGGCGGCAAAACAAGCAAATGCTAGCAACGCCAAGCAAAGCCAAGCAAAACGAGCAAACGCTAGCAACGCCAAGCAAACGCAACAAGAGGAAGCAAATCAAGCTGTATATGATAATGATTGTGATTATGTAACACATAGTGTGTGTGTTAATAGCGCGCAGGCGCGCGCGAGCACACCACCAGCACCACACACAGATTTCGATTTTTACTTCCCGACTTTTTGGAAAGCGAATATTTTCCAGCCGGCAGCAGAGACGCAGCGGTTCATAGACTACTACGAAGCATCAGGATGGGCGCTGGAGAAGGGAGACCTTCTGGACAGCGACGCGAAGAGGCTGGCGAAGGCCAGAATATGGAAACCGAAGAAGGAGGGGGCGAGATTCCCGCCGAGGTTCGCCGAGATCTGGTCAGAGCTCGCGGAACAGGCGCCTGACAACATCCGACGGCAGATGTACGAGGACGGCGTGGCCGTGCACATGGAGAGCAGGAGCGTCTGCACATCCATCGAGGTGACGAGGGAGGTGAAGCAATGGCTCATGGACCAATCAAACGCGGCGGCGCGGGAACTGATTCTCGGGAAATGGCTACGCGGCAACAAAAACAAGCCGGTGCAGTTCCCTGTATATGATTGACAATTAAAACATTAAAAAACAAAATTATGGCAACACTAAACAAGGTGACACTCATCGGCTATGTAGGCAAAGAGCCGGACGTGAGGTATCTGGAAACTCCGGAGCATCCGAAGGTGGCGCAGTTCTCGCTGGCCACGACGGAGCGGATGAAGTCCAAGGACGGAGAGGTCAAGGAATTGACCGAATGGCACTATATCGTGGCGTGGCGCGGTCTGGCTGATGTCACGGAAAAGTACATACGCAAGGGAATGCCGCTCTACGTGGAGGGCAGGCTGCGTACCAGAAGCTGGGAATCGAACGGCAAGACGGCCTACCGCACGGAGATAGTGGCGGACAACATCCAGATGCTGGGAAACAAGTCAGACGGCGAGAGGCAGGCGGCTCCGGCTGCCGGGCAATGGGTATCGCCGAAGCCCGCATACCAGCCGGCAGCTCCACAGGTCCCGGCATACGGCATGACAATGCCGGCGGCTCCGGTATATGACGATCCGAAAGATGACTTGCCGTTCTGACACTTTGCCGCCGGCGGTGCTGACGGCAAGGGAACACCAAGAGATGCGGAGGTGCATCGAGAGGCTCCGGCGCCTTGGTATCAGAGACAACAGGCTGACGAATCTCGTCGACCGCATGTCGCTAACATTAAAGAAAGGCTCGAGAAGGGCGCAGAAGTCCGCCACAATGAAAGAACGCACCATTGGTGGTGCAGTTGACCGCCAAAAGAAAAATAATCCGAATACAGCAGAAGAAATAGAAAATAACAATTCAAATTATGGAAAATAACAAAGAAACGAGGATAATTTTATCCGATGAGATTTTTTATGCGGTCCTGAAGGACGGAACGATTATCAACAATGTCAAGAGTTTGCTGACCATTGACAAGCAAGACAAGTTGCTGTCATCATGTGAGAAGTTGTTAACTGCTGACGTGGATATTCTAAAGGACATTGAAAGTTATACTAACAGCGAAAAGATGATTCTCATGATGACCTTTCCTGTCGCGCAATTTTTATCGCGTGAAGCTAAGAAAAAAAGATTAGATGAACTTAAATCTAGCCTTCAAGGAAATCGCCAATGAAAAAGAAAATCACAAAGGAACAGGCCAAGGAGAACCTCAAGGCCTTCCGCAAGGAACTCAAGGACAGGGCATGGAAGCGTGTCGCAGGATCGAAGATTCCCGACTTGGTCAAGGTCGGCCTTCTGATGTCCAATGCCCTGTCTCTGCTGGCCGCGCAGATTGACGTGATGATTCGCGCGGAACTCAAGGCAGAGGGCGTGAACGCAAAAACGAGCGGCGGAGAGGGGGACATAATCTGCGGCATGAAGAGCTACGCGGAGAAGACAAAGGCTGCGGAGTATTGGTTTGAGCGCGACCTGAAGCCCTATATCGAGGGCTGCACGTTCGGCAGTTTCGGCGTGAAGGCATACGACGACTTCAACCACAGCTCTGCGGAGGTCATACAGCTTCTGATGCTGTGCGTGGACAGGGGAGAAGTTGACGGCGGCATGGAAAAGGTCTTCCGGTCGTTGCAACGCCTGAAGAAGGGCACGCGGTTCTCCGACGAGGACATTGCGAGGTTTGATTTTAAGGAATAAAATTATGGACCGCGAAATGCTGCTTCGCGCCGTGGATTATGTCCAGCGCGGAAAGAAAAGCTGCGAGGATGCGGCAGAGAATCTTCTAAACCATGAGCCAGCACTTTCTTATTACAGGGGTAAGGCCAAAGCTTTCAGCGAGGTGCTAAAGTTTTTAGAATTGATTGACAAATGAAAGTAAGAATAAAGAAACTAAATGACAACGCTGTGATGCCGACAAAGGCACTCGCGGACATGGTTCAACAGGGAGGTAATCATGAAGTTTGAGGCTATATTCTCCGAACACGGCAGGGTCATGACCAGGACCTACGACAAGCCGGACGCAACCAAAGAGGACGTGATAGAGTGGTTCGGGTTGCGCGAACACGACATTGACTGGTTTACAATTAAGGAAATCAACGAAAAAGATTAGAAAATTATGAAATACGATTTTTCAAAATGCAATAATTTGCAATTCAAGGCGAAATGGGATGAGGGAGATGTAATGACAGGCTATCTAAAAGTTGCGAAAGAAGGAGAAGAATGTGTGGTGTATGTCTTCTTTGATAGGAAAGAAAGTGAATCTTTAGATAGCAGTCTCCAAATTGTAACAAGAAACTACGAGCGTTGCGAAATCATAGAAGATTTTAGCGTATGGGCGGAGGAGCACGATTTGGAAATAGTTCCGCGCGATCCGGAGACTTACAAAGACTGGAAAGTGGGAGACCGCGTCCGCTGTATGTCCGGCGCCGAAGTTGTTTACGACATCGCCGCGAAACTTGGCGAAGTAGTGTTTCTGTCGAAAAATCACTCCCAAGTTTTAACATTACCAATCAACATATTAGTAAGAGATTTCAAACTCATCCTCACGGACTACGAGCAGGAACTTATACACGCGGAACAGGAAAAGAAGAAAGAGTGCCCGTTTAAGGAAGGAGACAAGGTGTTGGTGAGAGATTCGGACACCTCTTGGAAGTTTGACATTTTTCAAAATTATGAAGAAAATGCATGTTATTCGTATGAATGTCTTGGCAGCGAATACGAGCAGTGCATTCCTCTCAACGAGCACACGTGGAAGCTTTTGGGTACGACGGACGAATACAAGGAGGAGGAATAGTTATGAAACAATTTGACTTGCAAGAATACCTCAAGAATCCAACCAGACCGATTGTCACGAGGGACGGCAGGAGTGTAAGGATCGTTTGCACGGATAGAAATCACAAAGAGCTCCCGATAATAGCTCTTGTGCTAATAGACGGTGAGGAAAGCGTGTGCAGTTATACGGAAGATGGTAAGTATTTGAGTTACACACATTCAAGGGATTTATTCTTCGCGACTGAACCGAAAACAAAAAAGGTCGGCTGGATGAACGTCTGCAAATATGGAGACAATCAACACTTCTCTCTCGTGGGTGGTGTTATTCACCCGACACGTGAGCAGGCGTTGACTGAGCGACCGGATTATGTCGTGGACACAATTCAGATCAAATGGGAGGAGAAATAATGACACCTTTTGAGAACGCGATAAAGGAGTACCTTGACGCAAGGGCAAAGGAAGACGTCAAGTTCGCTGAGAAGTACTCGAACGGAAAGAAGAGCATCGAGGAGTGCTGCAGGTTCATACTGGGAGAGATGAAGAAGAAGGCAGCTGGCGGGATGTATGGGGCGACCGACGCGGAGGTGTTCGGGCTGGCCGTGCACTACTACGACGAGGAGGACGTCAAGGTCGAGAAGAATGTGAGCGCCGAAGTTGTCATCAACAGGGAGATGACCGAGGAGGAGAAGCTGCAGCTGGAAAGGAGCAAGGACACAGAGAAGAAGAGGATAGAGGAAGACAACAGACGCAGGGAGGAACTCAGGAAGAGGACGGTCGAGGACAAGAAACACAAGGAGCAGGAGCGGAAGAAGAAAGAGCAGGAGGAAGAGGGACTGCTGTTCCTGTTTGACGAGGAGGACCTGTAGAGTGAAGCCGAAGACGAAGAACGAGATTTGGGCCTTGAGGGAGCAGGCGCAATTGCCGGAGCTTCCGCAGAGGACGCTCGACTGGGCGAAGAGAACCCTGATGAGGCACGACGGCTACACGTGGTTCGCCGGAGCCTACAGCAAGAAGCGGAGGGTGGTGTGGTGCCAGAACTGCGGCAGGGTCGAGTACCTTCCGGTGGACGAGAAGATAAACGAGAGCGCCTATACCTGCAGGGAATGCGAAAGCGTCCTGGTGCTTGTGAATATAGGCCCGGTTCATCCGAAAGTACAGACTTGCAGCCACGAGTTCGTTGTGGCGAGAGTCCACAAGGGCTGGCAGGTGTTCGAGGGCGTGGAACTGGAGAGGACGGTCAGACTCGGGGACCGGCCGGAATACGCGCTTGCGAGGCGATACGCTATCTGGATCAACTCCAAGGGAATGGAAGTCATCACCACGACCGCTTACTCAAGGAGCTACAACGGCTTCTGGTGGAGGCCGGAGTCCGGATGGACGATAGGCAGGCACAACGGAATAGCAAGCGGATATTATGTCTACGAGGACACGTTCGGCCTGTCCGGAATGAAGACCGCACCGGGCGGCAGATATCTGCCTGAACTGAGGCGGCGGGGCTGGAGACCGGGAATGAAGGAAATCTCAAGCCTGAGCATAGAGGACGTGTGCCGCACCCTGCTGAGGTCGAGCGTGGCGGAGACACTGCTGAAGTCCGGACAGTACGCGCTGTTCAAGGCGCTGGTGTCGGAAGGGAAAGGCAACCGGGTCGAGAAGTACTGGCCGAGCGTCAAGATAGCGCTGAGGCACGGGATGAAGTACAGGACAAAAGACGACATCGGGCTATGGCTCGACTACCTCCAGGGACTGGAGCAGGAACACAGGGATATGAGAAGCCCGAAGTGGCTTCTGCCCGAGGATCTGAACCGGGCGCACCAGGCGCAGATTGAGAGGACGCGTGCGGCTTACGAAAGAAAACGGAGGCTGGCGCAACTGGAGGAGGACAGGCGGTTCGACGAGGAACTGAAGAAGAGAATCGGCATAGTGGCTGGATTCGTCCTCACTGACGGGGACATTGAGATTAGTCCGCTGAAGACGGTCAACGACTTCTACTGCGAGGGCAGCGCCCTGCATCACTGCGTGTTTGCAATGGGCTACTACAAGCGCAAGGACAGCCTGATACTCGGAGCGAAGGTCAACGGCGAGCGCACCGAGACCATAGAGGTCAACCTGAAGGACTTCTCCGTGTCACAGTGCAGGGGCAAGAACAATATGGACAGCCCGTACCACAAGAGGATAATGAGCCTTATGTCGAGCAACCTCGGCAGGCTCAGGGACGTGTACAGGAGGGCACAGTGCAACGTGATACTATGACAAATAACGACAAATAACGACAAATAATGACAAACAAGGAACTACAAGATAAACTGCGCAAATTCCCCGACGATATGGAAGTCAAGATTGAAGTGGATAGGTATTGCTATGAGCAAAGCACACCGCCGTACTTGGTTCAGCTTAAGGTTTTTATTGCAAGGCATGGGACGGGGACCCGTGGCAGCCGACTGGTGAGGAGTTTATCGCTATTGGAGAATTTGGGAAATTATAAATAGACGAATATGACAATAGAGGAAAAAGCAAAAGAGTTTTCAGAGAACAACATCACTTGTTCACAGGATATATTACAGGTAATAAAGATGGGCAGCAAACATGATCATGACGCTTTCATAGCTGGCGCAAAATGGATGATTGACAAAGCCGCTGCATGGTTTCGGAATCAAAAGGAAGAGATAGGTATATCATGGTATGACGATTATGAGACTAGATTCAGAAAGGCAATGGAGGAATAATTATGGCACACGTAAATATGTATAGCAAAAAGGATAAGCGATTCGTTAATTTCCCGATTGCCTGCACTCCGAGTGATGACGAGTGCAAGAAATGCCAACTTAAGTTCACTTGCGACAAAGCCAAAATCAAAACGGAGGAATAGTTATGAAAGAAATCAAAATTAAAATCTACGGATGGTCCGACCTGAAAAAGTGGTTCTGGGACCAATTATGCTTTCCAAGAAGGAAGTTGGTGGCTACGTGGCTCGAATATCATAGCAGTGAGATAAGGAGCCTCGTTGAAAAATTCTTGCTCAAGTACAATAATGTTGACTTAGAGAAAGACGATTATGCCCTTTTATCCAAAGCTCTCAAGGATTGGGATGAGGAATCCAAGAAGATACGTGATAGAACCGAGGATCTTATAATGATGAAGTAATATGACGGACATTCAACTTTACCAACATTGCGAGGAGTATATCCACGAGGTACATAAATCCGATGGGATGTGTTTCGTTGAGCCCTACAATTACCAAGAGTTCGTGCAGGGGTTGGATATTCAGGACAGCGAGTCCGGCTTTGATGCCTACGTAAGTTCGGGAGGAACACTCTGCTTCAAGATTGACGAACTTGAGTCGTTCTTTAATGACTTCGATGCTTTCCGCGAGGCATTCATCAATAAATTAGGAATCTAAGGAGGAAAAGAAATGAAGACTCTCACATTGTTTCTCAAAAAGAAGTGGTTTGATATGATTGCTTCCGGAGAAAAGACGGAGGAATACAGAGAGATTAAGCCATATTGGGAAAAACGCCTGTTAGACTATGAAGCCATAAAGCGAGATTTTGAAATGCTTGTGTTTCGCAGGTTCCTGGTTGGCAAAGGTGTGGACCCGTTGGCATACCCACGAGGATTTACGCACGTTCGCTTTCATCGTGGTTATACAAAAATCACAATGACATTCGAAATTGACAGTATAACATTCGGCAACGGCAAAGAAGAATGGGGCGCAGAGTCGGGCAAAATGTATTTTGTTATCAAACTGAAAAGGAGGTCTGAATGAAACGATACCGGATTGTAAGCGGCAGCAGCTATAAAGGCTGTATTCCTATCACGGTGTATTGGGTACAGGTCCGTGTTGATAAGAGATTCACGTGCGAGTATGTGAACGTGAAAGGATTTGAATCATACAGCCGTGCCAAAGAATTATTGAACTACTTGAATGATTAATTATGTCAAAATACAGAGTAATAAAGGCCGTCAACGGCTACGGAGAGACAATATACGTTCCGCAATACAGGAGATTTCTGATATGGCGCGACTTGGACCAGTCGAGAAGGTATCATGACATTCTCAGCGCGATTCGTTATGTACGCACAAACGGCGTGCGGAAGTACGAAGATGTGGTTTTTGAAATATAAAAAATGGAGAAGTATGAGCTATGACGAAGCTTTGAAAGCGCTTGCGGCGTGGCAGCAAGGTGTCACAGGCAAAACGCGCAAACGGCAGGGACACGCGGAGGACGACTTGCAGATGCAGTGCGTCAGTTGGTTCCGTCTGCAATTCCCGCAGCTGGCGCGACTGCTTCACCACTCCCCAAACGGAGGACGGCGAGACGCACGCGAGGGCGCAAGATTCAAGCAGATGGGAACGCAGGCAGGCTTCCCCGACCTGATACTTCTTGTCGCGGAGAAAGGCTACCACGCGCTGCTGCTGGAGCTGAAGACACGCACAGGGCGGCAGCAGGACAGTCAGAAGGACTACCAGAAGCGCGTCGAGGAGCAAGGGTACAGGTACGTGGTCATTCGTTCTTTTGACCAGTTCCGCGAGACAATAAAGGACTATCTCATCGTAAGCGGTTAAGTTTCAATTAACTTACTTTACTTACTTTTTGTTAACTTTGTAAAAAAATAAACCAGAAAATGAAAACAGGACACCAAAGAATAGCCATTGATCTGATAGAGATGAACACCGGACAGATTGCCGGCCTTCCGTCCAACCCTAGGCAGTGGACTAAGGCGCAGTTGGACAATCTGAAGGCATCAATCGAGGAGACTCCGGAGCTGCTGGAGGCGCGCGGCTGCATCGTCGACTACCACGAGGGCAAGTATGTCTGCCTCGGCGGAAACATGCGCTATGCGGCGTGCAAGGCTCTGGGCATGTCCGAGCTGCCGTGCTATGTCGTGCCGGAGGGAACCACCATCCTGAAGAAGAAGCAGATCGTGGCGAAGGATAACGTCTCTATGGGTGACTGGGATTTTGACGCACTGGCGAACGAGTGGAGCGACATGGACTTGGAAGGCTGGGGCGTTGTCATACCGCCGGAGTGGGGAGCGGCCTGCGGCACAGATAACAAAGAGCTGACAGAAAGAGAGGAAATAGAGAGGAAGAAAAAGGAATTTGAGGAGAGAATTGCGGCAGGTGAGATGAGAGAAGAAGACGAAGAATATCAGGCCTTTTTAGCGAAATTCCAAGATGCTAAAACTACAGATGACTGCTACACGCCGCCGAATATATACGAGGCTGTCGTGTCATTTGTCGTCAAGACATACGGCGTAAAGGAAAAGGACTTTGTCCGCCCATTTTACCCAAATGGCGATTATCAGAATGAGAACTATCCGCACGATTGCGTTGTTGTCGATAATCCGCCATTTAGTATTCTTGCAGAAATAATTTCGTTCTTTGAGAAGAACAAAATTAAATACTTCCTGTTCGCACCAACACTGACACTCTTTTCTTCTTCTTCTTCTTCTTCTTCCGCATTGCCAATAGCGGCATCGGTAAGGTATGAAAATGGCGCAAACGTTAATACTAGCTTTTTGACAAATCTTGAGCCGCGAAACATTCGGGCGCGTTCTTGTCCTGAATTATACGCATTAATGAAAAAAGCGAACGAGGACAACTTGAGGAAACAGCAAAAAGAGTTGCCGAGATATGAGTATGACAAGCACGTGGTAACCTCTACAATGGTAGCTCAATTTTCACGCTATGGAATTGACTTCGTTGTGCCTCGTGATGAAAGCGAAAGAATAGGGGGGCTTGATTCGCAAAAGAAATTCGGCAAGGGCATTTTCGGAAGTGGGTTTTTAATTTCAGACAGAGTGAAGGCGGAACGTGAGAAGGCAGAACGTGAGAAAGCAGAACGTGAGAAGGCAGAACGTGAGAAAGCAGAACGTGAGAAAGCAGAACGTGAGAAGGCAGAACGTTGGGAATTGTCACAAAAAGAGCTGGAGATAATTGCAAGACTTAATGGCGTTAAAAAATGACTAAAATAAAAAGATATGGATAATCAAAGGACAATAACTGAAGAGCAGTTTATGGAGCACTGCGACGAGAGCTTGCGACAGCTGGCGCGTGAGGTGCGTGGCTGCGGCTTGTCTGTGTATCAGATAGCGAAGCAGTCAGGGCTGACGTGGCGGACAGTCAAGAAGGTGACCGACGGCATCCCCGTGAGGTTCGACACGGCGGAGCGCATACGCTTCGTCATGCAGCGGAACGCATCAACCGCTATCGGCAATTAATCGGGGAGGATTTGCCATGGGGAGACCAGGGAACAAGAACATCGCCAACATCGGCAGGGAGACGCGCTTCAGCAGCACGAACCAGCCGAAGAAGAAGGGCCGCCGTCCGAACATCTTGACGAAGCTGAAGGCCATCGGCTTGAGTCACGACGACATCCGCACGATACTGGAGAACATCCTGATGGCGGACAAGAACAAGGCGTCCGAGATGCTCCAGGATCCGGAGCTTCCGCTGTTGCTGGTCGGCTATCTTTCCGCACTCATCAAGGACATAAAGAAAGGCAGCAGCATGACCTTGGACAGCATCGTCGACAGGCTGGACGGCAAGGCCACGCAGAAGGTCGAGGCTGACGCGACACTTCGAGACGCGCAACCGCCAGCCATCTATTTCGGAGAGGAAGAAGAACAAGAAGAAAACAACAAAGAGGATTAATGCTATTTTCGCCGAAATACAAGCCGCTTTTCAAAGTCATGCCGGAAGTGCGTTACTTCCTTGTCAAGGGAGGGCGCGCATCCGGCAAGTCCTATGCCGTGAACACATCCCAATGCGTGAGCACCTACCGCGACCCCTATAATATCCTATTCGCACGATATACCATGACATCTGCGGAGGTGTCGGTAATTCCGGAGTTCCGCGACAAGGTCGTGGCGCTTGAGCTTGAAAACCACTTCCGCGTGAAGGCTGCTGACATCGTCAATCTAACGACCGGCGCTAAGATTCTGTTCAGGGGTCTGCTCGCAAGCTCCGGCAATCAGGTCGCGAAATTGAAATCATTGCAGGGCATCAAGACATTCGTGCTGGACGAGGCTCAAGAGTTGACAGACCCTGTCCTCTTCGACACGATCGACTTTTCTGTCAGACTTCCAGACGCGCCGAATACCGTGGTGCTGTCGTTCAACCCTACGGACGTGCACTCCTGGATTTACGAGCGATTCTACCGGAATGTGCCGGAAGGCTTCAATGGCATCATCGGAGACGTCTGCTACATCTCCACGACATACCTGGACAATATCCACAATCTTAATCCTTCAATCATCAAGCAGGCGCGCAAGATGGAAGCGGAGGCACCGGAAAAGTACCGCAACATCTGGCTCGGAGAATGGGCCACGCTGTCAGAAGGCATCATATACAAGCGCTGGAAGGAGATTAGCCTGAACGACTTCCCTAAAAATCTGCCTTGCTTCTACGGCATCGACTGGGGCTACGCCAACGACCCGACGGCGGTCGTCTGCTGTGCCTATGACATCGACACGAAGACCATCTACCTGCGCGAGGTCTGCTACCAGCCGAAGTTGCTCGCTGGGCATATCGCCCGGATCATCTACGAGGATATGGAGGAGTTTGGCGTGGACCGCGAGGCCGACATCTACTGCGACCCTGCACGACCGGAGCATATCGGCGAACTCCGCATGAACAACCTCTGCGCAATGCCAGCGGACAACCGGAACAAGGAAGGACGAATATCATACTTGCAATATTTCTCCGTCAAGTATGTCGGCGAGCACATCAAATGGGAGAGCGAGCGCTACTCCTGGAATCCTGACCCGAAGGACCGGAGCCGTTATCTGAGCGAGCCGCAGGACGGCAATGACCACCTCATGGATGCCATCAACTATGCCTGCGTAACAAAGCTCCGATACCTCGGGCAGACGAACACCATCGGGGATGGATAAAAAAGCCCCGCTCCGAGGAGCAGGGCACAAGGCTGATTCTGTTAAAAAGAAAAGGCGACCGCCCAGCCTTACAGGCGGACATTCAACAGCGAGCCTGCTATATCTTTCAGTGCGAGGTCAAGAGTGGCCTTCTCGGACTCCGTGAACCTCGCTTCCTTTCCGTTGACAGCAAGCCCGTTGATTCGCTGGCAGAGCCATGAACGGGACTTGCCGAAATAATTCTTCGCGATGTACGACATGGAAATGGCAGGGAGTACGCTCGCGAGTTTCTCGCGAATGGCCATGCTCTTCGCTTCTGCGATAGTCTCGTCAAGTTGCATGGCCATGACTTCACCCACTGCTTTCGGATCCTCTGCACAGGCCGCGCTCATCTCAGCCCTGACACACTCCCGTTCACTCTCGGTCTTGGCATTGACGAACCTGTTCTTCAGGTCGTCCATATAAGTCTTGTCTATCATATCTATAAGTTTTGTTCCCCACCTTGCGGTGGGGGTTGTTAATGTTTCAGTTCTTCTACCAGTTCGTCAATCTTGTAATCCAACTCGGCCAGAAGCTTTTGAGTTTCATTTCGACCCCGAATCTCTCCGTAGAGTTCCAAGTAGAAGAGCAGCTCTTTCTCGAGCTTGATTCTTTCTTTTGTTTTTCTTTTCATGCCTTTTCTTTTTTAACATTACAAAGATAATAAACTTTTGTTTATTATGCAAGAAAAACAGGAAAATTCTTCAAAAAATGCAAATCTTTTCGGTCGCCTAATGACAATTTGCACAAACACGAATATATGCGCAAATATGACAATAGCCCCAACGGGGCTATTTTGGGGCAAATTTGAAATTATATGTTCGGTTTAAGTCTCATATCAAACAAGGAAATTGAATCGCTCAGAAGCGAGATGAAGGGCTTCTATGACGATATCAGCAATAACGCAAACAACGAATATCTGAAGGCGATTGCGGCCTGCACGCGCGGCCTGGAGTTGCCTCCTTTCCAGGAACTCGACCGGATGAAGATTCAGCAATACTACCGGCAGAGTGCTCCGGTGCAGGGAGTGGTGAACTACATTGCCCGAAACGTGGGCGAGGTCATGCAGTACCTGCTTCTGACCAAGAAGTCAGACGACACACCAGTTCAAAAGCACTGGCTCATCGACCTTCTGGCGAAACCGAATGACAGGTTCACGCTCAGGAAGTTCGGCACTGCATGGGCAATCAACAAGCTGCTGTACGGCGATGCCTGGGTATATGCCCCGAAGGCAGTGGGCCGCAACCTCGGCGAAATCAAGGAAATGTACGTCATCCCTTCCTGGCGCATCGGCGCGCAATGGGGGCAGGATTCTGTCCTGGAAGGTGTGAGGCTGCAAGGCTTGGCCGGTGACCAGACCATCCGTTTCTCGGACGTGTTCGAGAGCTTTGACTATAATCTTGACGACCAGAGCGCCTTCGGCACATCGCGCCTGGTGGCAGCCTCAATGTATCTCTCTATGATGCAGAGCGGCATCCTGCGCGAGGACACCGCGCTCAAGAATGGCGGCGTGACGAACATCGTGACACCGCCGCAGGACAAGCTGACCGGCATCACGCGACCGGCTGAAGGAGACCAGCTGGAACGAGACTTCAACTCAACCGACAACATCGGCAAGACGAAGGTGCTGCGCTTCCCTATCGACGTGAAGACGCTGGGCAACGCTCCTGTGGACTTGGCCATTCTGGAGAGCCACAAGGAAGCCGTCACGGCGCTGTGCTTCGCGTACAACATTCCGGTGGACCTCTACTACGGGCAGAGCAAGTACGAGAACGCAAAGGAGGCAAAGAAGACCATCTTCGAGATGAACGCGGTGCCGATGGCCAATGAGTTCGCCGAGGATCTGCTGAACTACTGCGGACTATCCAAGGAGTTCTCGCTGGAGGTGGACACGCAGAGGATAGACGTCCTTCAGGAGAAGCCGGCAGACGCGCTTGACGCGCTCGACAAGATGAACGCATCGGTGAACGAGAAGCGCGAGGTCATGGGCTACGAACCGATACCCGAGGAATGGGCCGACAAGCCGATGATACCGATGGGCATGCAGTTCGGCAACGAGGCTGCGGACATTGACATAAACGAGCTGGCGGGCAATGCGTAGGCGTATAAGTCCGGCAATGCGCAGACATCTTGACTATCTGCGACTGAAAGCCTTGCGTGTCGCACAGGCCTATGAGTCGCGCCTCAAGCGTCTGCGGCGCGCGGAGGTTCGGCGCGTCCTCGGCTTGTGTAAGGACTACGACTCTAGCGAATGGGCGGGCGTCATTGACACGAACCTTTCGGAGCCGTACCTGCAGCAGATCGAGCGCGGCCTGATACTTTCCGTAGGGCTGCCGCACGCGCAGAGCGTGGTGCGCGACATGAACAGGAAAAAGGCGGAGGACAGCGAGGTGCTGAAGAGCATGTGGATGTCCTCGCTGGAGCAGTACGCCAACGAGCGCGTCGGTGACCTGATAGTGTCCGTGTCCGGCACGCTGAAGGAGGACCTCATCAAGATTCTGCGGGCAAAGATGGCCGATGGCGTCACCGGCATAGAGAAAGTGACGCTTGAGGTATACAAGGAATATAACGAGCTGGCATTGTGGCAAGTCCGGCGCATAATTCAGACGGAGGCCATGATAGGGCTCGGTAAGGCCGGAGACGTGGCCGCGCGAACCCTTGACGTCAAGTACACCAAGCAATGGAGCGTCAGCGGACTGGGCAATTCTAGGGAGACGCACATCGAGGTGGACGGCGTGGTCGTAGGGCAAGACGAGCCGTTCAAGGTCGGCCGCAGTTACCTCATGTACCCGCACGATACGAGTATGGGCGCTGAAGCTGGAGAGATAATTAATTGCGCATGCGCAGTGATGCGCGTGCCGATGTGATTCCATAACTTTGTTTTTAGTTTTTGGGGATTCCGTTTTTTCGGGATTCCCTTTTTTTGTGCCGCAAACGTGACTATATGCACATTTAAGCGCCTGCCATTCACGCGGTTAAATTCATGCGTAAATCTCAATTAACAATGGCATTGCAGTATAAATCACACGCTGGCGGCATCGAGGTAAAATCGAAAAAGGACGACGGCACGCTTTCCATCCGTGCCTACGCCCTTGCGTTCGGCAATATCGACAGCTACGGCGACATCATCAAAACAGGCGCATGCGACAAGTGGCTCAGGTCCGAGGACAGCAAGCGCTGCGCACTTTGTTATCAACACGACATTCGCAACGTAATCGGCGTAATCACCGAGAAGGGCGTCGACGACAAGGGGCTCTGGATAGAAGCAGACATCCTGCCGACACAGCAGGGCAAGGACGTCCAGATCCTGATGCAGGCCGGAGCCATCAAGGAATTCTCAATCGGCTACTATGCGGACACCTACACATACGGCAAGGAAGACGGCCAAGACGTGCGCTATCTGGAGGAAATCAGCATCGTCGAGGTATCGCCGGTGACACGTGCTGCCAATCCGCTGGCCACCCTCACGGACGTGAAGGCGGAAGATATGGCTGGCTCGCTGGCGGCAATGCCGGAGGCGCAGCTGTCCTCACTCCACGATGCGGTCGAGGAGGAAATCGCAAAGAGAATAATCTCAAAACTATAATTAAACCCTACTAACATGACAGAAATCGAAAAGAAAGCGCAGGAGCTCCAGGGCAAGATGGAGGCTGCGGAGACAAAGGCCGAGAATGCAGTCAAGGAGGCTGCCGCAGCAAAGGCGAAGGCCGAGGAGACAGAGTCCAAGCTGGCAAAGGCAGAAGAGGCGCTTGAAGAGCGCAAGAAGGAGGCGGAGAACCTCGACAAGACCATTCAGGAGCAGCAGAAGGCTATCGAGGACCTCGGAAAGAAACTGAAGGAGAGGGGCGAAAAGTCCTTCGACGTCGTTCTCCGTGAATTCATGGATGAGCACAAGGAGGAAATGGAGACATTCGTCAAGAGCAAAACTTACGGCGGTCTTTCGTTCAAACTTGCGACAGCAAACATCACCAACACGTCTCTGGCCGTCCAGCTGGACCCGAACATCCACGCTGACAAGCTGGCCGCCAATGCGTTCCTCACCACCTTCCCGAGAATCACCAGAACGGGCAACTCTATCGAGTGGCTGGAGGGTTCTGATACTGACCAGACTGACTACGTGGGAGAGTTCGAGGAGGCGACCAAAGCAAATAGCTACGCCGTGTCCGGAAAGACGCGCAAGTTCGCCAAGATCGGCTCGTTCATCGAGGTATCGTCCGAGGTTGCGGACTGGTTCAATGCCGTCTATCAGTGGGCGCGCACACGCGGAATCGCTCGCATCCTCCGCAAGGCGGACGAGCTCATCTGGAAGGGAGACGGAGAGGACGCTGCCAAGCCGTTGCACGTCTACGGCCTCAAGACTTCCGGCAGCACCGCATTCGCCGCTACCGGCGCAAAGTATGAGAATGCGACCATCGCGGACGTCATTCTCGACGCCATCGCTCAGGCAAAGGCCAACGGCTACTCTGCCAACGTGGCAATCGTGCCGACAGCAATCGAGGCGCAGATTCGCGGCCTGAAGGACAAGAACGGAAACTACCTCTTCAATCAGGTGACCGGCATGTTCGGACAGGTTCGCGTCATTACTTCCGACCAGCTCGCGGCAACCGAGATCCTCGTGGCCGACACCTCATGCGTCGAGGTTATCGACCGAGGAGACTACGAGATGGAACTCGAAAGGGTCGCAGGCAAGGACGGCTGGAGAGTTTGGCTGCGCAAGTCCTTCCAGGTCAAGGTTCCCGGACCGGAGAAGAAGGGCATCATCTACGTTGCTAACGCAACCACCGCGATTGCAGCGATTGCTCAGGCAGCAGCCTAATGCCTGCTGACATCAAACGGCCGGAAAAGCCGCACGTTCCGAAGATAGGAGAGGTCGTCGTGTGTGAGGTGGTAAAACCGCACGACGGCATTCCTTCCGGAGAACGGCGCAAGGTCCGCGTGGACGCGGTCGTGAAGTATATGATCAAGGAAGGCTTCTGGAAGATAATTGGATAAATCACATGCTCATAGTCAAGAAAGTAATAGACGACAGACGCTCATATCTGCTTCCGCAACTCAAGAAGTATGCGGGAGCAGTTGACGATACGCAGGATGCAATATTGCAGCGGATGCTTACTACTGCTGCCCTGGAGATTCAGGAGCACGCGGACGTCAGCATCCTGCCGTGCGAGCTGGAGTTGCACGTGGACAGAAACACGTCACGCGACATCCGGCTTTATCAGACCCCTGCGGAGGTGTTGTCCGTGACTTCCGCTGACGGAACAGGCGTAGATTACACCACGGACGGCAGATACGTGCGCACTGCGGGCGTTTTGCCGTCTCTCGTGGTCAATTACACCACCGAGCCGAGAGAGGCCGAATACGGGCGCCTTTTGCCGCTTGTGTTCCAATATGCGACCGCACTGTACGACGGGCAGACTGACGAACTAATCAAGATCATAGCGCAATGTTAAGACAACCGAGAAACGCGAGGACATACACGCAGCCGATAGAGCTGCTGTTTGCTGAACCGCACACGGACGAATACGGGCATGTCAGCCTAGGCGAGCCGAGCGTGGTGCTCCGCGTTTTAGCGTCGGTCGAACAGATGAGCGCAACGAAGTCGATGATGACGTTCCAGCAGGCTGACGTCGTGGGCGTGGACATCGAGATGCGGTGGACGGCGGCCAAGTTCAACGGCATTCGCTGGCAAGGCCGCGACATCGTGTTCTCGCAGCCGGAAAACGTAGGCATGCGCAACCGGGTAATGCGCATATCAGGATATTACCAAGTCGACAACCCCTGACGCGGAGGAGCCATGGAGCAGGACGGATTCATTGTCGAGAATTTTCCGGAGCTGAAAAAGGCATTCGGGAAGCACACGGCTGAAGTCAGGAGGGTGTGCGACGAGGCGCTGTCGAAGGGCGCGATGTCCATCATATCCGAGGCGCAGCATAACCTGCGTATGAACGGCACGAACACCACCGGACTGCTGTCCAACAGCGGACGCGCGGAGAAGCTGGGCAGCTGCGACTATCAAGCGGGCTTCTTCTCCGAGGAACAGGGCAGAGGCTATGCCGAGTACGTGGAGAACGGGCGCAAGGCAGGCAAGATGCCGCCGCCGAAGATACTGACGGCATGGGTGCGGAAGAAGCTCCGGATCCGCAAGGAGAAGCAGGCGGCCTCCGTCGCTTTCTTGATAGCGAGGAAAATCGCGAAGAAGGGCACGAAGGCGCAGCCGTTCTTCGGTCCGGCAGTAGCTTCGCAGCAGAAGGTCATATATAACGAAATAAAGACGGCATTAATGAAGATAATCAACAGGGGCAAATGATAGACATCAACAAGAGCATACAGGCATGTGACGAGCTTTTCCGTCACCTGACAAGAGCGATGCAGCGAAAGGGCGTATTTGTCGGCAGCTCCGCCGGCTATCCGCGTGCGGAGATTGCGTCAATCAACGAGCAGAGCGGCATCGACAAAGGCGGAAAAGTACGGCAGATACTCGTGTCCATTGATTCGATGTCGAGCAGGAGCCTCGGCGAGGCGCTGGCAATCAGTCAGAGGAATCTGGACCTCATCAAGGAGGCAGAGGACACGACTGACAACTTCCGCATTCTGGGCGTGACCGAAAGCACCGCACAGACGATGGAAGACATAACGGAGACACAAGTCGTCCTCTATCGCGTGATTAATAGTTTAACTTTTTATCTAGCAGCAAAATAATGGTAAAATTGGGAAATGTGAGGAAATTCTACCTCACGACCGGAAAGACGGGCGGCACCTTCACATGGCTGAAGGGCGAGCAGAACAACAGCTTCAACCGCTCGGCAGAATCTATCGAGGTGAGTGACAAGTCTAACGACTGGGCACAATTCATTTCGGGCAAGAAGGGCGCGACCGCTTCGGTGACAGTCTTCACGGACGACACGGCGACCGAGCCGCAGCACAAGATGATCAGTTCTCTCCACAATGGGCAGCCGGTGTACGGCTTCATCGGCGAGCTGTCAGGAGACGGCGCGACTACACCGACGGAGGGAGACCTCTTCGAGGCTATCATCACCGGAATTTCGGACACCAACGACTACGGCGCGGTTGCGTCTCGTTCGATGGACCTAACAATTACAGGAGCGCCGACACACTATCCGGCAATAACGGAGGAGTAGCATGGCGGCGGTTCTGGTCATTGAACTGAAGAAAGGCGTGGCGGTTAATGTTCTGATTACGCCGCGCCTTTTTGTTTACAAGGGGCGCCAGGGCGTCTCCTTGGAGGCTGACGGGGAAAACATCCCTGCCGTCATGTCGCTGTATGCGGACGTGCTGTATTGCGGTGCGCTGAACTGGTGGGAGCTCTCCGGCAAGGATGCGGACGAGTTCGAATACACGCGCATGGACTTCCACGTCTGGGCTGCCGAGCATCCGGACGAGTTCGGGCGCATTGTCGCCAAGGCCGTGCGGCTGCTGTCAGGAAAGAGCCTTGCGGAGCTGACGGACGAGGCAAAGAAGAAGCAGGACGCAAAAAAAAAATCATTGTGTGGCTGGATTACGCGGATATTGAGGCGTTTCTGGTGGGGAGGTGCGGCAAGAGTGAGGAAGAAGCGGGATGGGTCAGCATGCGGCAGTACATCCTCTTGCGTGAGGCGGCGGAACAGGACGAGCGGCGGAAATGGGAGCGCGCAAGGTGGCAGATGTTCCTAGCCTTGCAGATGAATCCTTACGTGAAGCAGAAACCGTCCACGCCGGCGCTGTGGGTGCCGTTCGCATGGGAGAAGGACGCGGAAGCGGCAAGGGCACAGGAAGGAGACTGGCAAGTATCTCGACACGAACAACTGGAATTGGACAGATTGCTGGAAGATTTCATAAAATCAAAAGAGCATGGGAAAGATAGGTGACCTGTGGGTCAAGTTGAAACTCAAATCGGACGAATACAAGAAAGGGCTGGACGAGGCACAAAGCAAGACGCGGTCGTTCTCTGACAAGATAAAGAGCTTGTCCGTCACGGCCAAGGCCATCTGGGGTGCCATCGGCATATCTGCCGCAAAATTGGCCGGCGACTTCATCAAGTCGTCGCAGACCATTGGCGACGCTTGGGATAAGACAATGACCAGGCTCACGACGAAGTGGCAGGCTGTGGTTGCGGAGTTCAACCGCTCGCTGGCCGGCTCGGGCACGGAGAGCCTCGGACAACAGCTAGCGAGGGGCTTCATGGGGCCTATCTGGGGAACGCTTTTCGGGCCGAACTCCAAACGGGCAGGACTTGCCGGCAAGGCATTGTCAGAGGCAAAGGACGCTATGACAGAGATTGAGTACGCCTTCCGTCTGACGATGGCACAAACAGGCCCGAAACTTTACGAGCTGTACCTCAAGATGATGAACTCCGCGCTCTCTGCTTCGGAAAGAGAGGCTGCTGCAAAGGACTACAGAAAGGAGGTAGAGGACATCTACGCGCCGCGCGTGAAAGGGATTAAGGATGTCATGGACAAGATGGCACAGCAATACCTTGCAATCGGCGGCATTTCTCCGGACAAATACAGCACCGACAAGGTGCTTGAACTCATCAAGATGATGGGTTCGGATCCGGACAAGGTCAAGCGCGAATATAGTGACTTCTTCGCAGGCTATCAGAGCATTAGCGACGACGTCTCCGGCAACCTCGTGAACACCATGGAGGCCTACTACAATGCTACCAACGAGATGAACGACCTCCTGAAGCGTGCCGACCGCACGGCGCAGTCGATGGGGAAAACAGGACTTGACGACATCATCAAGAAGCTGGGCGCCGCAAAGGACGGCATGGCGGACTTCCGCGCCCAGGTCGCAGAAGAAGCGGAAGTGATGGCCGCAGACGAGGAGTTCCAGAAGATGTCCGACCCGCTGGAAGAGTTCGAGCGGACACACGACGAGGCGTTGAGCAACATGACGGAGAAGCAGCGGACATTCGCGGAGTTCGCACAGGAATCATACGAGAAGGCAGCACGCGCCGCGTATAATTACGCGCAACAGGAGCAAGAGTCAATGGATGCTGCCCAAGATGCAGCCGACACGGCGATGGCTAATCTGGAAGATAGAATGCAAAAGGCGGAAGAATTGAACAACATGCTGTCCGATTCTATCGCCAGCAGCATCTCTGACAGCACGCAGGCGTTTTCGGACATGCTTTTCGGGCTGGACGATGCGGACGCCTCGGCGGTTCTCGGAGCTCTGCTCCAGCCGTTCGCGAATATGGCGAAACAGCTCGGCGAGATGCTCATTGTCGAGGGAATGGGCATTGCCGCTTTTAAGGAATCCATGAAGTCGCTAAACCCGGCTGTGGCAATAGCCGCCGGCGCAGCCCTCGTGGCCCTGGGCGCGGCCCTGTCGAGCGGCATCCAGGCATTGGGCAAGTCAGGGGGTTCGAGCGCGATGTCCAGCAGCACCGGAAGCTCGGCATCGACGACAAACGAGAATATTTCCACGGAAATGACAGTCTATGTGAAAGGCAAGATTTCCGGCAAGGACATTCTCATATCGGGCGACAATGCACGAAGTTATTACGGGAGGTAGAGACATGGCGGAATATGGACTTAAATATGTGGCGAATTTTGACAGCCGCAAGGAAGCCGGCGCAAACGCCTTCACCTTGGAGATATGGCAGAAGGATCTGCCGCAATCATTCGAGGCGAAGACTATCCGCGCATGGCGAGGGCTGACGCTTGAGGTCGACGGAGACGACGACCCTGTCTCTCCTATCCAGAAGACCATCGTGAATTTTACGCTCGTGGACGCGCCGGAGATTGCGGACGTGGCGACGGAGAAGTCTGGAGACTGGCAGGAGTTCTTCACGCCTGACAGCACAATGTATAAGGTTATCATCAAGCAAGGGCAGCAATACTTGTGGAGCGGGTTTATTACTCCAGACAACTGGCAGGAATCGCTGGACTATCGCGGAGCGGTGACCATTACCGCGCGCGACAACATCGGCCATCTCCAGGACTTCGATTTCGACCTTCAGGGAGACAATGCCGGCACGGCAACGATTGCCAACCTGCTGAAGGCGGCAATCGACAAGATAGACTTCCAGATGTCTATATATTACCTTCTCGGCGAGTGGGAGTATCAGTCAGCTCACAAGTGGATATTATACGACAATTCGGAATTGGCGGACTTCCGCGTGAATGTGTCGCAGTTCGAAGGGAAGAACTGGTACGATGTCGTGGAATCAGTCTTGTCCTCGTTGGGCCTGTTTATCCGTTACACAGGAAACAACCAGTACGTTGTGAGCCATCTGCGATACTTGCCGTGGCTGGGGAATCCGACGCAGCAGAGCACTGATGTGCAGGATGTCGTTTTCCTCGGCGGCACCCGCACCTACAAGCCGGCGTATAAGCGGATAGTCGAGAATGTGAAGTATGACTTCAGCGAAGATTCGCAATATGACGCAGCGTCCGGCTTGTCATTGGAAGCAGCTACCGACACATACACGACCAACATCTCCGTAATGATTCAGGAGCGTCCGGCGACATACGCGCAGATAACGGGCGCCGTTACTCGGAACACCAATGCTGCCGCTAAAGGCTGGCAAACAGGTAACGGCTTCGGGCCATTGACTGGCAGGACATCATCCGAGTTGGACCTTGACCACGTAGCGCTATTGGCCGCCAACGAGAAATCCGCGTCAAGAGTGTTCGTCTACAACATCGACACATTGCTGGCGGGCATGAACGGCACGCTGGAGCTGCAATTCGCAGAAAGTCCTGCGATATATGCACAGCGAAGGGGGCGACAACCTGAATATGTGCTGCTGACACATTCTACGACAGGAGAAAGCGGTGGAACGACACAAAGAAAAGAATTCATTCCGCACCTGTCATCGCTCAAGTATGCGCTGATATTCACGACTTTGGACGGCACAGAATATTACAAGACAGAAACGAGCTGGCAGCAGGGCCGCAAGATTCTTGAATACAGCGAAAATCAGAATGCCGGCTCCATATCTTTCAATCTCGAGGATTCGTCCACCCTCATCGGGCAGACTCTGATGCGCACGGCCGGCCGCCTGCGTCTTGTCCTGTCGGATATATACTTCGACGTCGGAGATGCTAACGTGTTATTGACGCCGCAAGGCTGCGGAATATACATGGCTGTCACCGGCATTTCCCTGAAGGCTGAAGCTGTCGGCAAGCTGGAGTCTGACACGACCACGACCATCAACAACGACAATTACAACGTAACGGAAACGCGCTCTCCGGACATAGGGTTCCTGAGCCGTGACGTGGTTTGGCAGACGTCGCAGAACTACGGCAACGCCGTGTATTATGCGAACAGCGAGGGGCTTGTCGCGCCTGTCCTGTATCGCGTCACATGGGATGGCGTGACATCTCCGTTTCCGGTGTTCCTTCACAAGCAGATCCTTCAATACCACCGCGAGCCGATGCAGATGCTGGAGGGCGACTGCATGCCGTCGCCGGCAGGACTATGGAACTACAATGCCGTCGTCAGATACAAGGGGCATAAATTCCTGTTGCAGGGCGGCACGTATGACTTCGTTTCGGGCATCATGTCCGGAGTGCGACTCCACGAGTTCGAGCAGTACGATGACATCTGGAGCGAGGACACGCCGGAAGTGAGCGGCGTCTGGTCAGTCACGCTGGTGTCTGCCGGTGCAAACAAAGTGGCGGTCATACGGGCTCTCGTGGATAGCGCCGGCATCGCACTGAAGGACGCGAAGGACATGGTGGACAATCCACCCGCACTGGTAGGCAATAATTACACACATTCTGAAGCGCAGAGCATCCAGGAAGCGATATCAGCGGCCGGAGGTACGGCCACCATTGCAGAAGTGACTACTAACTAATTAATTATCATAATCATGACAGCATTAAAGAAAATACGAATCGGCACGGACGCCATCATTGCCCTGTCGGTCAACATATCCGGCAAGCCGGTGACATGGAGCGAGGGCGACATCCGTCACGTGTACGCCTTCTCGGACGTTCAAGGGCAGCCGGTGGCGGAAATGGCCTACAAGGCTGAAGGGCAGACGCTGCGCTGCACATACGCGGCAAAAGACCAAAACTACACAGGACCTTTCCGCGTGATAGTCGAGTTCGCGGACGGCAAGGCTTTCTCTTCGTCGCTGGACGTTCCGGCATTCGAGATCGTCAGGACTACGGAAGAAGCGGATGCCGACACTGGAGAGGTCGTCCTGGACATTGACGGCACTATGCGCTTCTATTCATTATCCGAGGCAATCGCCAAGATAGAGGCTGCGACAAAAGCGGCCACCGATGCGGCAGCGGCAGCTGACAGGTCTGCCGGCAATGCGGACGCGAAAGCCACGGCGGCCAACGAGGCGGCGGTGAAGGCCAATGCGGCAGCAAAGGCGGCAGGAGCGACGAACACTAGCATCGCAGAGGCAGAGGAGCAGCGCGTCAATGCTGAAAACGCACGAAAAGAGGCTGAACTGGCACGTGCGGACGCGGAGAAGGCAAGAGCTTCGGCAGAGGACGAACGCGCCGAGGCAGAAGCCAAAAGGGCGGAAGCAGAGGAACAGAGAGCTACCGACGAGCAGGCTCGTGTGAACGCCGAAATTGGCCGTGTCAATGCGGAATCTGCAAGGGTGAAGGCGGAAAGCGCAAGAGCCAATGCTGAAGCGACAAGAGCGGCAAACGAGGAGCTGCGGAAGAATAACGAGAAAGCAAGAACATCGGAAGAGGCTGTCCGCGTGTACGCGGAAAAAGGAAGGGTCGCCGCCGAATCAGCACGTGTGACAGAGTTCGCACGCCTGAAGGCTGAATCAGAGACGGCGACGGACAACGCGACAAAGGCCGCGACAAGGGCGGATGCTGCGGCGGCAGCGGCGGAGAAAGCCGCCTCGATTGAGATTGTCGTGGACGCGGAAACGGGAATAATCAGCGTAATTAAAGACGAATAAAATCATAATGATATGGCAAAAGTAAAAGTGGATATTGGGCGCGTTCCTCAATCTCGCGGGGAATACGTTGACGGAAAGTCTTATAAAAAAGACAATATTGTTACGCGCTACGGCTCCGCCTTCCAGTGCGTTGTAGAATCAACCACCACGCCTCCGGCGACGATTGACGCTTCAGGCAAGGTGACGCTCGGTGAAGGGTGGATTTTCTTCGCGGACGCTTCCGGCATGGCGGAGGTGAAGATTGCAGTCGATGCCCTCAAGTCCGGCAAGGTGACAGACAACAGGGTGCTGGCGGAGGCTCTCGTAAGTCTTGAAGCCCGCATCTCAGCGCTTGAGGGCGGCAAGCCGTACCTCGGCAACGCGACTGCAGGCGTCATCGACGTGAACGAAATCACGCGGGCACGTTATCCGCTCGTGATGGTCGCGCACGGAGTTCCTGCTGAGGCAAACGTGCCGGACAACCTCCCTGCGGGGCTTCCGTGGGACGGAGTTCCGGCCTTCGTAGGGCAGCAGTACGTCAACCTTGACGCTCCTTCCGGCGGTCTCTACTATGCGACAGGTAACGAGAATGTGAGTGATTGGAAACAGGCTTAAAAAGGATTGAATTATGATAAGATATTTTGATACGGAGGCGGCTTACCTTGCCGCCGTGCAAGACGCTGAGAGTCGGGTCTCCCTCGTCGGAGAGAGCAACGCGTGCAAGTTCGACGGGCGCAACGTCATTGTCGGAATTGACTCTGCCACGACTGGCAGCATAGCATACCTCGACGACAATAAGGCTCTCCGCTTTGTCGCCACCAGCACGTTCAACAAAGACACGTTTCCGGCAAGTTATGAAATCGTAGGTGTGACGGCCATCGGCGTGGACCATCCGTACTTCAGAGGCGAAGTGGGTGTGATGCATTACAATTTTATTAACAAAGCGTTGCTAACTCGATATACCTACAAGCTATCGGGTTATACGCTTGACGGAGCAGAACATAGCGGAGTGTTAAGCATCAGAAGCAATTCTGATAATTGGGCGGCAAACAAAGACTACACGATAGTATATAAAGCAGACAATATTGTCGCTCTAATATCGCAGCTCAACGATTATTTCAAGTCAAACGAGCCGTTCATCGCGCAAGACTGGGTAGCGATAGCGGACACAAATGATGACGTTCTTCTGCACTTTAACTACACAACTTGGCAACAGACTTCGAACAATACGGCGAAGTCGGGGTTTACAATTGCGGCAAAGACTGCTCCTCAATGGGTTTCTGTGGCAGGAATACTTAAAATGAATGGAGAAAGAAGTAATAATGCGATCATGAATATGCCGCGAGCATTGGCATACTTCAGAAAAGACACATCTAATCCGTCTTATAATCCGGCCATAGACGTTACTGCGACAAGTTTGAAATTTCCGATATGCCTGCCTGGTTATCTCGGAACGTCAAAATACCAAAGCGACCACTGCGCATACTTGAGAGGAATCTACGGAGAGGGCGAGGAAGGATGGCTCAAGTTTATGCAGAGCTTTCTTCCTGTTTTTCCGCAGGAGTATGGGGTGTTTAACGACAGGACCGCAGGAACAGCAAAACAGAACACCAACTATCTTGCAAGCCTCAAGTTTACAGGACAAGACGGCGTGGAAAAGTATGCCAGTCCAGCTGCGAGATTTGTGGCGGAACTTGGTTTTGAACACGAGCGGCTCAAGCATGGCGAATGGGTAATTCCGAAAATGTCGCAAGTATTCAGCGTTATCTGTCAGTTGCAGTACCCTGCGACGTCGGACAACAATTACGCGGACAAAATCAATGCAGCCCTCGCGGCAATAGGCGCACCTGCACTAAGCAATGGTGTCAATATTTGGTCTAGTGACAGGTCAGACGATAAAGATGCTTTGTTTTTTAATGGCACAGGAGGTTTTGCTGACGACAACAACGTTTACAACCAGTACCTGTCTTTTGCCATAGCGTTTTTGCCGCGTCAGCGCAATGATAATGTTTAATTCTGAAAACCACACGATATGACAAGACAAGAAATTGAGGGCAAAAAGAATGTCCTGTTCTCCCTTATTTTGGACAGGGAAGCGAAGCTTAGGGAAACCGACTATGTTGCCGCCAAGATTGCAGAGGGAGCAGCTACTCCGGAGGAGTATGCCGAGGTCCTCGTAAAGAGACAGCAGGAACGGGAGGATATCAATGGCGCACAGGCAGAACTGGAGAAACTTGACAAGGAAGAACCGGAAGACAAGGAGGAGAGAGTATGGATGAGATAATCACAACACTTGATCTCCCTGACGAAATGAGCAGGGGGATTATGATCGCTTTCCTGCTCTGTGTGCTCGTTTGTGCTGCGGCGCTGATTGACATGTGGACAGGCATAGACGCGGCGAAGGCGAACAAGGAAAAGATTATGAGCCACGGATTGCGCAAGACAATCCGGAAGATTATTGACTATCTGCGGATAGTGTACTTTTTCCTGTTGATTGACATTTTGGGCGCTGTGTTTGCGTGGTATAACCTGCCCTACTGCGCGATTTTAGCGACGCTGGGCGTACTTCTTATCGAGGGCCGCTCCGTTATAGAGAACTCCAAGAAGAAGCAGAGCGCGGCTGGCAGAGTGGTGGATGCTGTTCAGGAGATTATCTCGTGCGTGGACAGCGAAAAGGCTCAAAGGATTATCGAGATGATCAAGGAACAGCCGAAGCACGGCATCGGGAAAAAGGAGTAAGTGATGGAGATTACATGTGATACATTGCGGAAGATATATCCGCTGTCGAAGAGCATTGCAAGATATTGCGAAGCTCTGCATCAAGCCATGCAGGAATGCGGCATTGACACGGCTGCAAGGGCGCGTGCCTTCCTTGCACAGGTAGGGCACGAATCTGCGCAACTGAATCGCGTCGAGGAGAACTTGAACTACTCAGCGCAGGCATTGCGGAAGGTCTTTCCCAAGTATTTCCGCACTCCGCAGGAAGCCAGTTCATACGCGCATCATCCGGAAAGGATAGCCAACCGCGTCTATGCCGGACGTATGGGCAATGGAAGCGAGGAGAGCGGAGACGGCTGGAAGTTCAGAGGACGCGGACTGATTCAGATAACAGGCAGAGACAACTACGTGGCGATGTCGTCACTGATGGGAAAGGACTTGACCGTCTGGCCTGATGCCCTGCTGATGCCTTTGGATGCCTGTCGCTCTGCCGCTTTATGGTGGAAGGCAAACGGCCTGAACGCATTGGCGGACAAGCTGGCGGCGGACGAGCGCAAGACGTTCGAGACAATTTCAAGAAGGGTGAACGGAGGGCTGAACGGACTAGAGGACAGGTGGGCGATTTACCAGAGGGCGAAAGCGGCAATCGTGTGACCAAAAACGGGAAGCGCCTTCCTACGACGCTTCCCGATAACGAGTATCTATTAGTGCTTTATCCAGAGCCTGAACACTTTGCTATGCTTCGGATAGATACGTACGCCGTTCTTGGTTATATACGGACGATAGATATAATGCCCGTTTGGCTGTTTTTTCGCTGAACTCATCATTAACACCTCCTTTTTGTTTGAGAATTAAGATTTTTGCCCTTCCTACGAGGCAAAAATAAAAACCCGGCAGTAGGAATACCGGGTTCTTTCTCCGAATTAGATTTCTAATGGGAGGCTGATTGGAGGTGTTAATTCTGAAATCAGCGAAAAAACTTTGCAAATGTAAGAGATTTTTGCGCACAAATGCAAATTTTATTAACAAAAAAGTAGCATAAAGTAAAATAAAGTTTACACTAATGAGACTTTTAGAACATAATTTAAGTGCTAAAGAAATGTATAGGAAAATACAATTAGTGACATTTCTTGCCGTACTGCTGACATCATGCGGCAGCTCACGACATGCGGCGACCAGCATCGAAACGCACGACAGCACCAAGGTGAAAGTCAGGACGGAGCGCATTGAGCATATAGATACTGTCTATATCGAGCTGCCTCGGCAAGTGGAGCGCATAGTTACACAGGACACGACATCGCGCCTTGAGAATGACTATGCCGTGTCGGAGGCTAGGGTCGAGGCTGGCATGCTTCACCACACGCTGGAGACCAAGGCAGCAAAGATTCCTGTTCCTGTCAAGTCTACTATAGAGAAGAAGGACAGCGTCACGACCGTTTCAAAGGCTAAAGTTGAAAAAGAAAAAGAAAAGGTCTATATCGAGAAGGAACTGACTGCCTGGCAGCGTTTCAGGCTCAACGGCTTCTGGGTTCTCGCGGCCGCCGTTGCCGCCATTGGGTTCTGGAAATTCCGGAGGCCGATTCTCGGTTTGCTCACGAAATTGATTTCGTAAGCAAAAAAAGAGGGGCATAAAAAGCCCCCGACTTGCGTATGCAAGATTTATTTTAGCGCCAACTAAAGAAAAAACCCACAACAGCAAACGGGGGCTAAATGCCTCAGTTAATTGTTGTGGGCTTTGTGGTTTTTCTTCAGTGGCTGAGGCGAAAGTTAAACAAAAAATTTTACAAACGTATGAGAAAATCGGAAATTTTCGCCGCAATTCTTTCAGACGTCTCCTCGGAGGCGGAAATAGACAGTGACCGGATATTGTCTTCTGAACGCAAGGAAGAGGTCGTGGACGCGCGCTACCTTGTCATTTTCCTGTTGCTCGGCAACGGCTTCTATCCTGCAATGATTGCAGAGAGGATGGGCTTGTCGGCACGTGCCGTCAGGAGCGCAATATCGGGGTTCGAGGCGCGCCTTGCGAACTCGGCGGGTCTTCGTCTTGTCTGCGAGCGGCTATCTCGAAAGTGGCTTGCATAAATAAGGAAACAACGTGGAAGCAATAGACACTAAACACGGAGCTAACTGCCTGAATATCAACAAAGATAGTAATATGTTTGTAGCACGATGTACACGTGCCAAGACCGCCGAAGGCAAAAGAGGCGGAATAACATTAAAACTATCGAATCATGGACGATAACATGTTACCTTATATCCTTGACAGGAGAGACGATTGTCGCCACAGAGGCTCAAAGGGAATGGCCGCAACAGGCATCGGCTTGGCTGCCGGACTTGGCGGAGGCGCATTGCTCTTCGCGATCGCCGGACTTTGGGGGCTTAACAAGGCTTCAGAGGCCAGAGCGGCAGGAGCAACCCAAGGACTTGCAGGTGTCACTACGGCATTGGCCGCACTCAACGGACACATGGCCAACGAGCGCGCGTCACGCGAGGCTTGGCAGGCTGCGAACGCGCCTAGCATCCGCAACTATGTGGACGTGAGCAACACGCCTGTCGCTGCATCCACCAGCGTCTCAAACGCCGTGGCTGATGCCCTCGCATTGGCCGCAGCATTGAACAACAACAGCAACCCGCTCAACAGCGCAATCGGTCAGGAGAGCTTCCTGCGCGTGCAGAGGTACTCCGCTCCGCAGCCGTGCGGATGCGACACATGCTCTTGCGGTAATTAACACGAGAGGTTATGGCCCAATTCTTCAGTAAACCACGCATCGACCTGTCGGTGCTTCAGCCGACTTCCAAGCTGTCGCTCAAGCTCACGTGCTTGGCGGCTTGCAACAATGACGTGAAGACGGCCACGGAGCTGTACGACTTCATCGCCGGAGACATGGCGCTTCCTGACATCGACCCTGAAAGGCCGACGACGTTCGGCATGATAAAGCAGGGTGCGGAAGACATCTTCGGATGGGTCCAGGATCACAAGGACGAGCTGATGCAGGGCTACCAGCTGATAAGGGGAATGAGGGGCGGCGCAACGGCGGCAACACCTCCGTCTGCCCCTCCAATACCTGACATCTGATGAAACCCTACAAGGCACAATTCTACGTCTACGCCGACAGCGAGCAGGAGGTCAGGGAGCTGGAAAAGGCTCTCCACGACTTCACGGCGGCGCAATACGGCAAAGGCGTACTGGTCTCCGCAACGAAAATCACGGAGGCTGTCAGAAGGTTCGGCCATAACCTGCTCATAACACAATTCCTGAAATGAGCGACGCACCTAAAAACATTTTCGAGCAGATACTCTACGGCCTTGAGGTCACGAATAACAATATCGTGGAAATCTCAAAGGACATAGCAGCTCTGCTTGAGAGCATCGCCGAACTGAAATCGGCGATACTGCCGTCAACCGCACCGGACGGGACGGACACTCCATTTTCCGGTAACCAAGTAAATGAATAACACCATGGCAAAGAACGCAACCATAACTACGACCCTTGCAGCAGGTTCGGCTGCATCGCCTTACTACTTCATGGCCAACCTCACGAAGTCGCTGTGCACTCCGTGCTGTGCCGCCACGCCGCCCGTATTCGCGCCGAAATTCTCCGTCGTGGGAATTTCCGCCGTCGGAACAGGGCAGTACGTCGCGACAATCAACGTCCAGGGGCTTATCACCTACGACCCGTGCGGAACAAACTGCTGCGCGAAGACGGAGCCGGTGAACCAGAACTTCACCATTCCTTTCGCATCGGCGGCAGCGCCTACATCCGTGTCGGTCACCGCCGGAACAACGACAAACGCAATATCCGCACAGCCTTGCAAGGTATGCGGCCGCGTGTTCGTTTCGGAGACGCCTCTCGCGCTTGCGGTCGCATAGCGTCATGGACTGGGCTGCAACGGCGCTGCTGGCGGCTTTCTCGGTCGCCCTGGCGCATCACCTCGGCCTAGTGGAGAAAGTGGCCGAAACGGCACGGGAAATCGCCGGATGCTCACGATGCTCCGTGTTCTGGGCGGTCCTCTGCGTGCTTCTCTTTGAAGGGGTCAACGCCGTAACCGCTTTCGGGGCAGCAATCATGCTGGCGTACCTCTCCGACTGGTTCGGCCTCGTTCTTTTTAAGGCCGCAAAACTATATGATAGGCTATGGCAAAGAATAAACAACAGACGCAACAACGGACTGACGAACTGAAGCAGCAGACTCCGGCGGTCAAGACCATCCGGTACATGCCCGTGCCGAAGTTCGGCGCGTGTCCGCAATGCGTCAAAACAAACACTACTACGACATGAACGATATAGCAACAAGGTTCATATCTATTCTCCGTGAGAGGATAGACACGGAAGCAGGACAGGCCATCATCCTGAAAATGGTCGGGGAGATGGACAGCGAAAGGCTCAACATCATCGCCGACGAGTGCGAGGACATGGTCAAGTTCCAGAACTACCTGTCGGAAGATGAGGCTGACTGCATCGTCCGCAAGTTCGTGAACTTCGACGGATCCAAAGGCCCGCACTGGTCAGATCCGGACGCTGCATTCCGAGCTGTTCAGGCCCTTGGCATGACTTACGAGGATGAGGGAGAGTTCAACCGCTGGGCTTTCTTCGCCGTCCTGAACATGGTCTGGTCCGACGAGTGGGGCGTGCTTCACAACTACGTCGAGCAGGACCAGGAAGTCCGCGTATGCGCTGAACTTGCGCACGCACGGCTCGAAGACAGAGACAAGGTTTTCTCCGTCCGAAAATATTTTGACGTCTAG